CTGATCCTTGTGGGTTACCATTTGTAGGTATAATCTGCTTAGGCTTCATGTTTTGTAAAGCAGAAAAATCTACTACATTTGGATCAGCAAGCTTTGGAGCATAGTTAGTTAAGTAAGTATTTTCTACAAAACCTCTTAATATTGCTGTGTTTGCTAATGTAGAACTTCTTGTAAAGTCTGCCATTGATAAACCATAAAATTCAAACGGTATATCAATAGGAACTATAGAAGCTAGTGGTATTTCATCAACATCGTTTTCATATATAATGTGATTACCAATAGTCATAATATGCTTTAATTCAGCAATACCATCTCCATCTCTATCTACTCTTATCCAGCATTCTGTAACGTTTACATTTATATTTGCTTCTAATGGTACTTCATATGATTCAGCAGATCCTTGCCAATACTCTTGCCCTGTTACATGCTTTCTAGCTGCAACATCTTGTGAGTACTTAGCAGAACCTAACCATGAAGTATCATGCATTGTGTCAAAATCAATATCATCAGATACCTCTGGATAATACTTTCGTATTTCAGATCTTGACATTTGAGTCTGTATTCCTACAAACTGAGCATCAGATATACATGTAGACTCTCGTGATATTCTAAAATTTTCTGGTGGTATTAGTTCTAATTTTACTTTAGATTTATCTATTTTCTTTCTAACTCTAACATTAATATAAATTAATTCAAGTTCATCAGATGTAAGATTACTAGTAGGATCTAATTTTACTGGTCTATTTTCAAATTCTAATTCACCAATAACTTCAACGTTTTCATCAGCTAGTATTTCGTCTAGCTTCATTTGTGTTATTTCTTCGTAATCTTCAAACACATAATCGTAATCTTCTACATAGTCCCATCTACATACAGAATTTTTCCATAGTAATGCAGCTTTAATCCATTGTGACATAAACTCCCAACCATTGTTTTGTTTAAACATACAATAGTTAACAATATCACTAGCATCTTTTGCAGATTTAAATGCTGCTGGACTATCATCATAAGGCATAAACCTAGCTAGTTTATGATTGTTTAAAAACAAATCAGATAAAATAGCAGTGTATGCTTCTATAACTTCAGTAGTAGAAGTATCAACAATAGTGGAAACTCCTTGTGGTGATAGATGATCTGACGGAACTCCAGCGTATTCATAAGTTGCTTTCAGTCTTTCTCTAGCTAAGTCAGAACTATTAAGAAAGTCACCAGTACTGTTTTGAACTCCCATTTCGATAAGATTAATGAGTTGCTCGTCGGTAACTGGTTCTTTATAACCATACCGTTTCATTAATACTTACCTCCTATTTTTAAGTAAGTTCTTGCTGCCTTTTCTAATTCAGCAGCTGTATATTCTTTAGGTTTAGGAAGAGGCTTGTCTAATACCTCTTTAGTCGTCTTTTCTTTTTTC